CAACACCATTAAATTAGGTTATCCAGCAAATCGTTGGACAACAGTTTATGCAACAACATCTACAATTAACACTTCAGATGCAAACACTAAACAAGACATTGCCAACCTTGATGATGCTGAAAAACGTGTTGCTGTCGCAATTAAGTCGCTTATTAAAAAATACCGATTTAAAGACGCTGTTGCGAAAAAAGGCAATGACGCTCGAATTCACATTGGTGCTATTGCTCAAGAAGTCCAAGCCGCATTTGTTACTGAAAGTTTAGACCCTGCACGTTACGGTTTATTCTGTTCTGATACTTGGTATGAAGTAGATGGGAAGCCTAAAAATGATGAAGCCTTTTATACTGCAGAAACAGAGGGAGCAGTTGAAATTACGCAACTTGGATTGCGATACGAAGAACTTTTAGCTTTTGTAATATCCGCATTATGAACACATTAATCACAACCATAAAATCAAAGCAGGTTATTTGGGCACTCGTTATTGCCATACTCTCAGTATTGCAGGGTTTCGTCATGGAGCTATCCCTAACTCCTATCCATCAAATGATAGTGGGTTGTATAATTTCTGTGGTCGTAGTGTTACTACGATTTATTGAAACACCACAAGGAAACTAAAATGCAAAACATCACTTTATCTGTTCAGACAATTAACGCAGTCATGGCTTACTTAGGAACAAAACCGTTTCAAGAGGTATTCCAGATTATCGAGGCCGTGCAAAAGGAAGTAAACGCACAGCAACCCCCACCAGAAGCTCCTAAAGCTGATTAAAGGAATTATTATGCCTGCATCAAATTACACTCCCATATACCTATACGCATCTGGTTCTGCGGGCGTAAAACCTGCCGCAGGCAACCCAGGCATAGCCAACACCAGTAAAGGATCTGAGGTAGCTTTAAACTACGCTGATGGCATTTTGTACTATGCTAATTCGTCAGGAACCGTCACTGCGTTGGCTTCTGCATCTGCTACTGCGGGGCAATTTTCAAGCATTACCGATACTGGTTTAACGACAGCGGGGATTGTTACAAACACATCTGGCGGAGTTTTGGGTACAACCACATCTCCCACTTTAACTGCTCTGACTATAAACAACGGTAGTAGTGGAGGAGCGATTACTTTAAATAGCGTCAGTGGCTTACCCTTAGCGATTACAGCGCTTGGATCTGGAATTAATAGTTATTTTAATTTTGGTTATCCAATAATTAATACTAGCGCAAAAACATCTACTTTTTCAGGAAATTTAACTGTTACTAACAACGCGACTATAGCGGGGGTAATATTTAATTCTGCTAATAATATTCCAGTTAGTTCACCAAACACTGCTACGTCTGGAAGTGATGGAGGGTGGCAAACTTGGACACCATCTGTAAATGGACTTACAGGGGCAACTTTTCAGACTACTCTGGGTAGATATTTAATTATAGGAAGTATTGCTTTTGTACAATTAAATATATCTTGGTTAAATAATACCGTAGCAAATTCAATAACTATTACTGGATTGCCAATTACCCCTAGCACTCTTTCTGGTTTTGGCGGTACTGTTATGAACGGAATAGTTGGCGCGGCGGGAACGACTTCTCCTTCTTCTGTATATTATTTAACTTGTGGGACAGGCAGTTCAACTATATACGTAGTAAGTGCAACAGGAAATGTTAGTTCAAATGCAACTTTTGCAATTGGTGGTGGCGCTTTTTCAGGTATGTTTGCGTTTTCATTGACTTAATCATGCAATCAATCAGAACTTGTCTTGCTTAACATTAAGTTAAAGTATACTTATATCCTATAACAAATAGGAGAGCGGTATGGATAATCTTGACATTGCTACATACTTCCCAACGGCGGTATATAGCATATCAAAACCAGAGTATTTGGATAATGCTTTAGAGGTTTTTAATGAAGGAATTGCAAATAACAAAGAATCTATAAATGAGTTGTATCCAGTCAAAATGACGGGTAACTTTTTTTTAGATCCAAGGATCAAGGACTTAGCTTCATACATATCTTTTACGGCTTGGAACATTTTGGATTCTCAAGGGTACAAGATGGATGACAAAGTTACTTATTTTCAGTCTATGTGGGGTCAGGAGCACTATAAGTTTTCGGGAATGGATGATCACGCTCATGGGGATGGATGCCATATTATTGGTTTTTACTTTCTCAATGAAATGGAGAAATCATCCAACATTGTGATAAATGATTCAAGAGAAGGCAAAGTTTTAACTCAGTTACCAGAAAAAGATTCATCAACAGTAAGTTATGCAACCAATAAATTATTATTTCCTATAAAAAAAGGAGTGATTTTTTTAACAAATTCTTGGGTGGCGCATTCTTTTACCAGACATGGATCTGATGAGCCGTTAAGGTTTATACATTTTAATTTGGGCGTTCAGCAACAAACTCCGATTATTGTATGAAATACTTAATCCGCTTTAACAAGTCTAGGGGAATGCCCGGACGGGGAACTGTAGACCATGCTTGGAGGGTTTTTGAGGGCCATCAGGAGTATCTTTGTAAGCACGTGAGGATCAATGTACCCTGTCACAGCGAAAGGACGGGGGAGGATTGGAATATGGCTTGTGAGGGCACTATGAAAATTGACCAAAGCACATCTACAATTAGCATTGAAGGGGAAACCGTCACCCCATCTTTGACGGAAAATAAATAGGATGACAATCATGGACGTTTTAAAACTTGAATTATTTGAAGGTGAGATTAAAGACATTATCAATGTTTTAGGTCAATTGCCGACCAGTTCCAACGCTTGGCCTTTGAGTCAAAAGATCATGGGTCAATTGCAGGCACAAATTCCCCAAGAAGTTGTTACAGATGTAAAACCAAATAACTGAGGTTATATATGCAATTTTTAAAAGACATTCGCGCTCATTTAAACAATTTTGAAACTGATGCTCAAGACAAGATCCATGCATTCTTGGATTTTCTTGATCAAAAGTATGCTCCTCCAACAGAGGCAAAACCTGGCCCCGTGGTTACTCCTACAATTATGTTTGAGGCTCCTCCACAAGTGCCTACTGTTGAGATACCTCCGCAAACCACAATATCAGCTACGCCTGTTACAACAACAGAATCTGCTGTTATTGCTGTAGTTGCCCCATCATTTTTAACTTGTATACAGGCAGAAAAATAAAATGAATGAAGACATAGAAGTTAGAGTTGCCGTACATGAGGCCATTTGCGCTGAAAGATACAGAGCAATTCAAGAATCTTTGTCTTCTGGGGATAAAAGAATGACAAAAATAGAGTATTTGCTTTATTTTGTCGTTCTTTGTGTTTTGTTGGGGCCTGGGGTGGCGGCGGATTTGATCAAAAAATTCTTAGAACATTAGTATATGGAACCAATTAGTACTTGTCTGGCTATACTTTCTGCTGTTAAGCAAGGCGTAGCTATGTACAAAGACTTTAAGGCTACTGGTAAAGAAGCATACGATGTTTTTCATGAAATCTCAACAGGGTTAGGTTCTTTTTTCGAGCACAGTGAAAAAGCCCATGCTGAGATAAAAGATAAGGAAAAGAATCCGCCCAAGGGTAAGTCTATACAAGCACAAGCCTTAGAGAACATCATGGCTAGGAAGCAACTAGAACAAGCCCAGTACGATTTGAGGCAGATGTTGGTATACGAGAGTCCTCCAGAGCTTGGCGACCTATGGCATCAGTTTGAGAAAGAAAAAAACAGACTTAATGCTGATAAAGCCAATTTTGACAAAGCACAAAAAAAAAGGATGCAAAAGAGGCCAGAGAACGCAAAGAAGCAAGAGATGTATTTCAATTCAGACTTGTTGTGTGCGCTGCCATACTTATCTTTGCACTCACTTGCGTAGGGTTGATGTTCTATATTCGGCAAGATTATTTGAAAAAAAGAGAACAGGAAAGTTGGCACATAGAATTTAAAAAAAATTTCTTAGAAGATGATAAGTTAATAGAATGTTATGTGATGTTTAAACAGACAGGGTATCTTCCAAAGTATTGCAAGGAGTGATTATGGATTGGATTAAAACAATAGCACCTACGATATTTAGTGCAATTGGAGGACCACTGGGTGGTTTGGCGTATGAAATGGTATCAAAGGTTCTTGGTGTATCCCAGGACGATGCTAAGAAAATGTTGGAGGATGGTAAATTATCTTCAGACCAGATTGCCGCAGTGCAACAAGCCGAGATAGCTTTAAAAGCCAAAGCACAAGAATTAAACCTAGATTTTGAGCAATTAGCCGTTCAAGACAGAAGTTCTGCTAGAACGATGCAGATTGCTACTCAGTCTTGGATACCTCCTGTTCTTGCTATAGGAATCACAGGCGGTTTCTTTGGAATACTCTTTGGTTTGATGTATGGTCAAGTTCAGCATACACCTCAGATTGACATTATGTTGGGTTCGCTAGGTACTGCTTGGACAGGCGTAGTTGCTTTTTATTTTGGTTCATCAGCGGGTAGTCAGAAAAAAGATGAGCTTTTACATCAATCAACACCAGTTTTAAAATGATTAATTCAAGAAATTTAAATGATTTACTTCCAGAAGTTAAAGCAAGGGTTGATAAGTTTATTGAAGCTTGCAATCATAATGGGATTGACCTACTCGTTACATCTACATATAGGGATAATGAGAGCCAAGCTCAACTTTACGCACAGGGTAGAACTGCTCCGGGTAAAATTGTTACAAATGCGGGACCCGGTGATAGCTACCACAATTACCGTTGCGCTATCGATGTTGTACCATTACTTAATGGTAAACCAGACTGGGATGGTAGCCATCCAGTATGGGCAGAAATAGGTAGAATTGGAAAAGAATCCGGCTTAGAGTGGGCCGGAGATTGGAAATCATTTAAAGAATTGGCTCACTTCCAATACACGAACGGACTAACTTTAGCTCAACTCAAAGAGGGCACAGTCATTGTGTGATGGTTAATGCCTCAAAAGAAGATAACGTTTAAACCAGGAATCAACCAAGAAAATACTCGCTATGTAACCGAGGGAGGATGGTACGACGGCGATAAGGTTAGGTTTCGCCAGGGATTCCCGGAGAAGATTGGCGGATGGACTCAATGGACATCGGCTACATTTCTAGGTGTATGTCGTTCGCTATGGAACTGGGTAACCCTAGCCGGTTTAAACCTTCTGGGATTTGGAACCAATTTTAAATATTACATTGAGCAAGGCGGTACGTTCTACGACATTACACCGCTTAGATACACATCGGCATCGCTCATACTATCCAGTCCATTTACAACGACCAATGCATCGCCCACGGTTCAAGTTACTTCACCTGGGATTAATTTGTTTACAGGCGATATCGTTAACGTCAGCAATGTGGCGATAACGGTTAATGGTATACCCGCATCTTACTTAAACAATCAATTTAAAGTTACCCGGGTTGATGCAAATAACTTCACCATCAACGCAGGATACAACGCCACAAGTGGAAGCTCAGGCGTTGGAGGCTCGGTAACGGTACAGTATTTTACGTATTACTTTATTATTCAAAGCATTCAAACCGTGTCAGGCTCTGCAACGGTTACAGTTAACGCCACAGCCAATGGTTGTGTAAACGGCGACTTCGTTTATTTTGGTACTCCAATTACTTACAACGGAGTCACGATATCCGGTTGGTATCAAATCATGTTGGCGCTTACCAATTCTTATACGATTCTTGCGTCCAATAACGCATCAGGAACAGGTACAGATACACTCAGTTCTTATTATGTTCAGTACCAAATCAATACTGGAACGGCGATAAGTGTTCCTCAAACCGGATGGGGCGCAGGAGGTTGGGGACTGGGAACCTGGGGCAATGGCGTATCAAGCACACAACAGTTACAGATATGGTCACAGGGCAACTTTGGTGAGAACTTGATTTACGGTCCACGTGGCGGTGGCATGTATTACTGGGTTGCATCTAGCGGAGCTACAGTTCCTGGATACAACTTAGCTCAGTCTTATGGCGCTTCAGATGTTCCAACCATTCAAAACGGAATCATTATTTCTGATGCATCCCGATTTGTTCTTGCTTTGGGATGCAACGACTATGGAGAGTCCTCCA